TGCTGTTCTATAAGAAGCAGTTCCTTTTGATGAAGCTGAAAAGTAATTCCCTTTGTATAGCTCAACAAGAAGGTTTAATGATCGTTGTCTTTGTTCACAATCATCTTTAGCCACTCTCATCATGTTCACTTCATATTCCAATTCAGGAAGTTTTTCTTTTAGTTTCATGATGCTTGGATGAAATTCAACAATGGAAGCAAACCAATTCTCTCCAGGTTTCTTATCATCTTTCCATCCGTATTTTGCAGGATCTTCTCTTGTAGCTTTCAATAATTCGGCTTTTGTTGCCGTGATTTTTTCAAGCATCTTATCTCTTTCAAAAACAGCTTTAGCCCACGCTTCTCCCCATTCAGCATAAATAGTAGGTTGATCCAAAGCGGCTCTGTCAAGATTTTGAACATCTAGTTTCATATCCTCTTTTAATGACATAATAAACTCCTTTCACATTCTAATTATAGCAATTCTTTCTTCATTTTTTTCGGTTATTTTCGGCAAACCGAATAAAACATATTCACCAGCAAAGATGCACCAGCGTTGTAAGTATTTTCGCTAAAAGTATCAATGATATAAGAAGCCCTGTCATTTGATTTTGAATTAAGAAGGACATTTCTCATATATCCTAAAAGACCTAATCTTATTTGTTCTGCATCATTTGTTTCTAGTAATGTTTTCACCATCTTACGAACGGTGTCCCACGATTCTCCTTTTAATAGTGCATTGAATAGCTCTTTTGCATTAACATCATCTAAAGACACGGCAGAAAGAGCTTCCATGATGGCATCTTCATCTTGCATATCAATGACAGCATCTAACAGTTTCAATGCGTTTCGTGGCAAACATTCTGATAATTTAATGATTTCTCTTTTTATTTTTAAGGGGTATTCTTCAGGAATAAAACCTTCTGCATCTAAAACATAATCAATCAGTTTCATCATTTCAGTAGGTTTTAACGCTTTTGTTTGATAAGTGGTGCATCTTCCCAAGATAGCAGGAATGAGTTTTTCAGGATCAGTAGTGCATAAAATAATATAAACTTGTTCAGGAGGTTCTTCCAATAATTTCAATAAAGCATTTTGAGCATCTTTTGTTTGTCTGTGGACTTCGTCAAGAATATAAACTCTAGAATTTCCAGAAAGAGGTGAATAAACACAATTTTCAATGATTGTTCTTATGGTGTCAATTCCCCTGAGTGAAGCCGTATTATGCTCATTTACTTCTTCGTCAGGACACCCTAGTTCTCTAGCAAGTATCCTTGCCATTGTTGTTTTTCCTGTTCCCGTAGGTCCATGAAACAAGTAAGCATGAGGAGCATTTTCTCTATCACGATCTAAAATACTGGTAATACTTTCTTTGATAGATTCATTTCCAAAAACTTCTTTGATTTTTTTAGGACGATATTTGAGATTTAATTCCATTTCTTTTACTCCTCTTCTCTCGTTTCAATTTTAGAATACCAACATTGATCGACTTCTGTATTTTCCCATTCAATAATTAATGGAACAATAATCCATTTAAAATGTTCTTTGATTCGTTTCGTTGCTATTTCTGTGGCTATTTGTCGAACTAGTTTTTCTTCTTTAGGATGTGTGTCAATCACACAACAATCATGAATTTGACCGATGATTTTTGATTGCATTTCTCTTGTTTTAAATTCACCATTTATCTGAATCAAACTCCAAAGCAGACAATGAAATGCAGTTCCTTGAAAAGCATAATTAACGATTTCATTTCTGCCTAAATATCCTTCACATTCAAAACCAGATGACAGTTTTACTAACCCAGTTTCTTCATAAAATTTATATTGAGCATCTTGCCATTGTTTGAATACTTTGAATTTTTTCCAATAAGCATCTTCGACTTTTTTAACATGATTAATAAAATATTCAAATACTTCTTTATCTGATTTTTTTCCGCTAATTTTTTTGAAATGTTCTCTAATGGTAATATTTTCATGAGTTAATATTTCAGAACATTCTCTCCAGATATTTATAGCACAATTCTTATAATAAGAACCATACCATTCAGGAAATACAAAACCATTCTTTGTAAAGAAACGCAATTTGTTTCCTGTTTTCTTTTCTTTCCAAAAAGATAAAGGAGCTTTTTTCAATGAGAAAATATCCATTGCAGTATCACGATGCATATCAGTTGACGGATCTATGATGTATGAAATCAAGACAGGATCTTTTGTATAGCAAGCTCCCATTCTTACTTCAATAGCTCCATAATCAAAGTCAAGAATTTTAAATCCCGGTGAAGGAATAATTCCTGATCGTGAATACTTCTTTGCTTCTTCATTTCTTACGGGAATATTTTGAAAGTTAGGACCGCTAGAACTTCCACGATATGTTTTAACAGTTGTCAGATCATAGAAAGGATGAATACGACCATCATCATCAATTTCTCTGATAAATTGAGCAACGTAAGTACCATCAACTTTTTTAATTCGTGACAAATCGGTGATTGCTTTTGCAAGAGGTGTGTTTAATTTACTCATTACATCGGCATCGACAGCATTTGTTTTACCACTGCTTGTCAGTTTTATCGGTTCTAATTTAAGAACCTTAAAGAACATCATTTCTAAATCTTTGGAAGATCCCAAATTAGGCAAACGACCATAGACTTGTTCAAACTTTTTACATTCATCGTAGTGTAAAAGCTCTTTCTCCGTCTTTTTTATTCTATCTGTCAATTCTGTATGTGTTCTATGATAATATTCGGTGTCCGCGTTTATACCGTGAATCTGAACATCTGCTAGAGCTAGAGTCCCCTCAACAAAAAGATCAAATCCCTGCATAATATGATCATTCATTGATTTTTTCTGGTGAAATAATAACCAGAATGTAATAAGAGAATCGATTCCCCCATACAAAAGAAGTTTGTTTAGAGGAGCTTTCATGATACGATTGAATCCAGTATCATCAAATGATTCTAAATACGGTTTTATTTCTTTGTCATAATTAGGCAATCCCCAATGCAAGAATGATTGAAATTTTAATCCTGAATATTTAGCACGATTATCAATCGAATGGGCACCGACCATAGTACACCAATGCCAATTATTAGGCTGTGTCTGTAGAATGATTCGTGACCAAACATCTTCAAATTTAAGATTGTGGGCTATTTTCAAAGAATCGTTTTGCAGAATTTGATTCCATTTTTCTTTAATCTGCTTTTGCTGAAAAGGTTTCCAATGAGGATACTGATAAGGAAATGAAAATGCTCTATGATAGTCAAAACAATATGAAATGGAAGCAATCTTATGTCCTTGCTTATAAGGTTTCAATCCTGTTGTTTCATAATCAAAGACAAGATATTTAGGCGGCTTTTCAATTACATAAGAAAGCTCGGACATAACCTGATCATAATCTTTCATGACAATCACATTGTTGAAATCTGGTTTTTTCAATGTATTCAGATCAGGTTTTGTTTTGATGCAATCAACCATGAAATCAAGTCCTCTTTCATATTGAGAAGAAATTAAGGAATTTTTTTCATTGTAAACAACATGTGAAGGATGATATATCGGAATAACCCACACATTTCTTTCAAAGTCAGGAATGCATAAACCATTCCATCTTTCTTTTGTCAGATTTGAAAAGCGTGACATGAACCAAGATTCAATAGCATGTTCTCCTAAAAGAATCACAAATTTAGGTTTGTGTTCTCCAATGAATTTTATGATATTTGGAAAACACAAAGACATTTCTTGTTTAGAATAATCTTTAGTGGATCGACAAAGTGTTGTTCCGATAACCCAGAAATGTTCAAGCAAATCTAATTTATGCTTCTTCAATTGTTTTTTGAACCAATCTTCTCCATCTCCAATATGTTTACCGCTTTCTGATTCAGGTAATTCCAAAGGAGTATCAGTAACAATTAAAGTCTGTAAAAGACCATTACCTATTGCTTGAAGTTTCTTATGTCTGCTTTTAGTATCTCGTTTACATTCCGAACAAAGATGATCTATAGATGTAGTGTGGAAATCATCTTCGTCAAAAAATGATTGAACCATTATTTATTTTCCTTTAGGGCGTCTTGCGGTCATAAGATATTGAAAATCAGGAGTAACAAAAAATATCTTTGTTCCGATATACATTTCAGTTGATTTGTTTAAAATCTGGGATAAGAAATTAGAATTGATTTCCAGATCAATCGGTTCTTCTTCGTAATCACATTCAATTGTTTTACTGACGTTTCCCAAATCATTAGAAGCTAAAACACTCAATTGATTATTTTCAAAGTGAAGGAAGACTACTTTACCAGCGAATGAAGAATCATCTACAGCAAGCATTAATGTTTCATCAATCGTTTGTTTCAAGTCAACAGGCAATTCAATTACGGATAGATTTGCCAATTCATCAAAAAATGAAACTGCTTTTTCAAAAGGAAAATCTCCTGTAATAAGAGAACAACTGAAAATGACATTTTCCTCTGTTCTGAAACAGGCCCATTTGTCACTAAAACAATATTCAATAACTGGAAATTTAGAAAGCTCTGCGGCAGATTTATAAGGAATATTTATTTCAGGCAACGATTGTGATATTTCATATTTGCTCACTCTATATCCATCTGATGAACAGCATAAATTATCGTTGAAACAAACGCAGGCTCTTACTCCTTGTGTTAGATCAGTAGAAGTTGTAAACCCACATAAAGAAAGAGCCGTGATAAAATCAGAAGGAAGAGGTTTCCATTTCCCCATTCTTTTTTCAAGCATTTCTATTTTTTCAGATATAGATTGACGATCTTCTTCCAACAATGACATTGTTGATGAGGTTGATTTAGATTTGATTTTTATTTTAGTATCAACAACGGTTAGAGTTATTTCATCTTCTGATATGCCACTTATCAAACGATAAAATTCTTCTCCTTTAATTGAGAAAACATCTTCACTCTCGAATGGATGAGTAATGCAGAATTTATCATTGAATACGGCAATTTTGTCCTTAAAGAAAATAAAGTGACTCGATTGTTCGGCAAGTTCTTTTTTGTTAAGACCAGGTCTCAACAACGATAAAATGTTTTGCAGTTCTTTTTTGTTAATCTCCATCTTTGATTCTCCTATGTAAAGTTATTTTTGGTTTGATGTTTTTAGCAACTTGCAGAATGGTGGCACAATCTTTTTGATAATAGAAGGTCATAAGACGATGATAGCCCACCCCCATTTTTTGATTGTGTTCTGCCATCTTTTGTTCTTTCTCAATTTTTGACAATTGAGGAAAATTACCTGATAAATATAAAATCATTTTATCCCCGTTTCGGTTTTTTGATATTTATTTCTGCTTAAATTATATCAGATTTATCTTGAAAAATTTTCAAAACTTTTGGTTGATGATAATATGGCCAGGGCCATTCAGGTTGATTTTTTTCAAGATCCAAAAAATACAATAGATTCAAAGCATCCCGCATTTCTCCACTACAGCATAATCCCTTTTCAATAATTTTTTCTACTTTCCTTTTTGTTTTAAAATCAATTGGTAATTCTTCTTCTTCTAAATGTGCCATTTCACTATTGCTGACATTTTTTTCCACTTTCTTTTTTATTTTTCTGTCAACCCAAGATTCATTTTCTTTCAATACATAATCTGGAGAAACAGATTTTATTAATGTCTTTCCAATAAGAAATCCTTTTTTAGTGCAGTAATCAAGTATTTGTTTTTTTTCTTCACCAACATAATTTTTGAAATGTTTTTCATCACCAAGAGCTTTTGACTTTGAAGAAACTGCTACTGAATAAGGTGGTTCTTTATATGTTATTTTGCCGAACTTTCTTTTTGGAACAAGTATGATTCCATATCTTCCATACTGTACCCAAGAAGTGCTGTCAATACTGTACCAGGGAAATGTTGTAATGATTTCAGGAGTAGCAATTCCAAACCCATGTACTTTTTTAAGAGGTAAAAAATTGTTACTTTCAGGACATATTTTTTGAAACACTTTCTGAAGAAACGGTTTCAATGAACGTCCTTTTGCAGAAGCTAAACCTCCAACAGCAAAATAATCATACTCCATACACATATCAAGATATTTATCTGGCTCATCTAAATGGTAAACGGGGATAGGGCTGAATCCACAACTCTCCATTTTACGTTGATTCTTCCATGTTTCTTCTGCCGAACCTATCGAATCAAGATTTGCATAAGTAGTTATTTCCTTATGATGATCGGCAATGTATTTCATGTAATCATTGATATTTACGGAAGTCTTATTTTGATATGCAGAATAAGCTCCTGAATCAAGGAAAAGTTTAGTTGTCATTTTATTCCAGCCACCTTTTTTAATTCTTGTTCAATAGTTATTGAAAATAGCATTACTTCTTTTCGCAAATCATCATCGGCAGGAAGTAAAGCAAGAGCATTGCCTACATTTATTCCTACGTGATTTCTTCTTTTTTCTTTTGCTTGGGAAGAACTTTTACACAACACGATAAGCCCATTATCTCTTAAAGAATTATATGAATGAAATCCTATAAAACCAGGACGTCCCTTATCTTTTTCTAAATCACCACCATATGCCAAAAGAATAATATACCCTTCATATTGTTCATGAGCAAAATTAAGGGTATCTCTATACTTTTTTGCATTAGTAAAAACATCATCTCCTATTGGAGAACCTCTTTTAGGATCTCTTCCTAAAGGCAAATAAGATTGATTGAATTTTTCAAGATGATAATCTAAAAATATTGGTATTACTATTCCTACTTTATCTCCGGGAAAGGTTGCAAATTTAGCAAGCACCACACTACCAACAGTAATATCTTCTTCAATATTTCCATCTTTAGTTATTACCATATTTGTTTTTTGAGTAAGAGCTTGTTTGGTCATTGATTTAATTGTTTTGTATCTGTCTTTAAACCAAGGAGCGTCGGATTGAAATTCCCAACTAATCAAACAAGGACACACCGTCATTAACCAATTCATTATTAATGGAATTCTGGTCATTTTTAGATTGAAATCTATTTGGGCTCCTTTGTCACTCATTTAGCACCTCCTCGGGTCTTTTCACTTCATCCCCTACATACAGATCATACTTAGGTTTGCCTAAAATCAAGCTGTTATATCTGACTCCATGTATTCTTAACCACTTTTTTGTAACTGTTCTGTCACAAGGTAAACGAGCGGAGAACAATTCGATAAAATGACCTTCTCTAAATTGTTTATTCACCCATGCAATCATTTCAAGATTAGGTTCTCGATTTATATAATCCCAACCTGTGCTTTTAGTGGTCAATGTGTCATCAATATCAACTCCGATTTTCATCTTTTTTTACCCCCATTCTTTCATTAAAAAATTCTTCCGATACAAACAAACATGTTGGAGGAATTTCCATTGAATAGAATATTCTTGCATAAGCTAATAATTCTCTTGTCGGATCTGAACCAAGACAAGCTTGTAATAAAGCCCTTACTGATTCGTCTTTTATGCCCTCTGACATATCAACAATAATATGGCAATGATCTCCTCCGGATTGTGAGGGTATTTTTGTATAGCTGGAAGGAATGAATTTATGAAGTAAAAGGAAATTCTTCTCAAAAATTACCATTCCTTCTTTAGAATCAATATCAATGAATAGTTCATTGTCTTTGGGAAAAATTACTTTTAATCCTCTTTCTTCGGCAACTTGTGCAGGATCTCTATCCACATCATACAAAACTTGGTTTATTTCTCTTTCTTGTTCTTTTGCTAATTCATCGGTGTTCATGATAGTATTCTCCTTTATAATCCACATCCCAGTCCTTCAATTTCTTCGATGATTTCTTGAATACGTTCTTTCTTTTGTTCATCGGATAAATCATCTTCAATGGAAAGATCAACACCCTGAAGATCACTTATCCAACTTTATAAACCATCGATTCTTTCTTGAAGCAGTTGCCCACTATCAGCATCTTGCAATTGAGGCGGCATATTATCCAAACTGTTTTGAGTTTCATCCTTCAATTCTTCAATCTCACTTATAATTTGGTCTACTGCATCTTGCAAAAGATCCGTTGTATTGCATTCTATAAATGCATCAGGTATGCTATCTTCAATGGAATACAATGTGCTTAAAAAATGAGAACGAGTTAATTGAGAACGAGTAGGCTGTGTTTTGCTTTTATATTTTGGACCAAAAGCAAATGCCCAATGCCAATAACTGTCTCCTTTTTTGATACCCTGTTCAGGATAATCTTTTTGTGCTTTCTTTACAAAATGGGCTGTTGTCATGATAAATACTCCTTTAAAAGTTTTATGATTAATTCATTTCGTTCGGGAATATAATTACCAGCTAATGCTTTTTCATAATATTCTTTCATTAGAGGTTTATTATAAAAACCTAAATCTATGTTATTAGCTTTTAACGCACACCACTTTCTGAAACAAGAGGGACATTTTCCGCAATAAATTGTATCTTCTTTGGAATAGCAAGATACTGTCATTAATAAATTTTCATAAATATGATCTTTTAAAAACCAAGCAACTACTTCCTCTTTTGTCATGCCCCAAAAAGGACTTATGACTTGAATTGGTCTATCTTCTAATTCAGAAAGCAAGTCGGAAAACTTTTGAAATATTGCTTCATTCTTATCCGATACATCATCATCCTTAACTCCAGCAATAACAATCGTATCATCGTATTTAGCCGCTAACATAGCAAGATACAGATTGCGAAAAGGAATATATGCTTTCTCTCCTATCTGTCTGCTTCCAAGATTAAGCGAATAATCAATTATTGTTGAGGGAATTAATTTTTGAATTACCATTATTTCTTTTGATGAATAAGGAGTTCCTAGATCAAAATAAACTGTTTGTGGTTTGTTTAGATAATGGTAAGCAACATAACTGTCTATTCCACCTGAAAATAATAGTACCATAATTTTTCTCCTATATTTTATTTAGTACAGCAAATTCACCAAATAATTCTTTGGCTTTTTTATAATACAATGATTATTCATGATCACGATAACCTAAATTATGAATATAATCCGTTAATGGAAGTTCTCCTCTTTTAATTGCGCAAGCATCAATGTGAGTATTCCAGCAACATCCTGGGCATTCTGACAATACAACTGACTTCCAACTTTTGCAGAAATCATCCCAGTCATTTTCTAAATTCCAAATCTTTGTATTCAAAACAGAATCAGAATGAAAGTCATCACAAGGGTAAACTGTACCATCACAATCGACAGTTACCCAAGCGGGGAAACTGCTTTCTCTTGCACAATTCCACTTGTAAACATCGTTTTGCTGTGAAATGATACGTTTTAAGAAAATCTCGCTGGCATGACACAAATAACCGCGTTTTTTCATAGAAATAACTTCAAGCAATACATCTGCTAATGCTTTGAAATCGTCAGTAGAGAACAAAAGATCGGCATTTGTGTTTCTTACTTTAGAACCGGGCTGTCCTCTGTCTGCATGAATCAGATCAAAGAATGTCCAGATTCCTTTACTAGACATTTGTTCTATTGTTTCTGGAAGATATTTGAAGTTTTGTTTAGTCAATGTGGCAACTACGGCAACATCTCTAACATCTCCGAATGATTTAAATCTTCTAATCACTTCAAGAGCTTTTGCAGATTTTAAACCGCTAGAATGCTCTAACGGAACCATGTCATAAGATGTGGTGATTGAACGTAGTCCGTGTTGATGCAATGTCCATAACTTATAATCTAAATCTTTAGTCACCCCACTTGTAATGACCGTAGTATGTATGCCAATTTTTTCAGCATATTTCATTACTGCAGGAAGTTTCTCAAATTCTTCCAGTGGCTCTGCTCCGTAAAACGCAATAAAGGAACAGTCTAATTTTTTAAGATTATCTAATCCTTGTGACCATCCTTTAATGCTAATATTATTGTCTTGATTATTTACCATCGCACAATAAGAGCATTTCAGCAAACATTTTCTGCTCCACAAAATTTCACATTTTACAAGATTCATGGAATTATCTCCTTAAGTAAACAGACAATTTGATTAAGTCTAATGCCTCCATTCTCGTTTCCATATTTTCACGAAAACATCCACGAGTAATAGAAGTAATCATACCGGCATTGTCTCCAGTTTTAGCACCTCTGCAAGACATACATCCATGAACAGCCCTCATGACAAGCATCACTCCGATCGGCTGAACTTGTTGAACAAAATAATCAACCACTTCTGATGCAAGATTCTCTTGCAATTGTGGTTTTTTAGCAAAGAAGTCTATCACTCTTGCTGGTTTAGAAGCTCCGGCTAATCGTGTATTAGGAACATAAGCAAGCCAAGCAAGTCCAGGAAAGGGCAAAAAATGATGAGAGCATAAAGATACAAAAGGAATATTGTCCAATAAAATTATTTCATCGTATTCTTTTTCATTCGGAAAAGATTTTATTAATTTTTTATTTGGTTTTTTGTTTCTGTTTGCCAGAAGCTCCTCATTGTACATCTTCACTATTCTTTGAGGAGTTCTTTTTAAATTAGGATCTTCAAGATTCAAACCCATCTGTTTCAAGAAAAGTTCAATTGTGGATTGAAGGATAGCAGTTTTGTTATTCTTAGGCATGATAGCTCCTTAATAGAAAAGATCGGGAAAGCTTTTATACTTCCCCGATCTTGGTACGAATAGAACTACAGAATTTATTTGCTCGGGTTTTTAACGAAACGATACATATTATCTTTTACGTTAATGGTAAGACCGCGAGCTTCAATCAGATGTTTGATATGGCTCTTAACACCGAGAGCAGAACGACCGGAACCTTTAATCAATTCTTCAAGAGAAATACTCTTGCCGGGAGCAAGCAGAGCATCTAACTTGGCTGCCTGGGTATTCATCTTGTGTCCGAAAACAGACAACTCGGCAGGTTCTTTTTTCTTACCGGGTTCTTTCTTTGCTTTCTCTTTGTCCTTTTTCTTGTCATCTTTTGCAGATGCTTTCTTTGCAGGTTTTTCTGGTTCGGGTTCGGGTTCAGGATCAGCTTCAGGATCATCTTCAGCAATCAAATCATTGTAATAATCTGAAATCTCATCCGGAAGAACTTGCTGAATATCTTCGTCCATAGATGCAATAGCCTGAATAAAACTGTCTTTCAGTTTTTCTGTGGAAACCCCGGCAATCTTGATCTTCTCTTCCAAAAACGCCACATCTTCCCCTTCTTCTGTTTCATAAGCGGCTTCATTCAACGCTTTTGCCATGTCCTTCAACTGCTTAAAATCTACTTTGCTCATACTACCTCCTTAAAAATGTTTTTGGTTTGAACAGCTTTTATACTTTGTCTTTGCCTTTATTGTAGCAAATTATTTTCAAAAATTTTCAGTTATTTTTGGTAAATAGTAGGAATACCTACAACTTCTCAAAATCCTTACATTTATTTTTTATGCGGTTCCGATTATTTTGTGAATCTGTAAATTCAGAATTGCTTTTGTTTCAACACAAATTTTTGAATGGAGCATCCAATCAATCAGTATTTTTTTGTCAATATCATTCCCAGACCAATCACTGACTTGCGGAGAAAAAGCAAACATGGATGATTCAAATCCTTTGTAAAGTTGTTCCATACAATCTGTAGCATCAATAAAATCATCTTTGTCTTTGATGGTAAACTTCACAAAATCGTTTCTGCCGATAGTTAGAAAGTTAGCGTGTTTCATTTTATCACGCATGCCGCTTGAGGGAGCTTTCCAATCAACAACCCAAGAATCGACATATTCGGAATATGGGACTCTGAAAGATCCATTTGTTTCTATGGAGATTGTATAATGATTTTCACTATACATTTTAATCATCCGTGCTAATGCTAAAACTTCTTTTTCTTGTGTCAATGGTTCTCCGCCTGTAATTGTTATGTTTCTTGGAAAAATACAAATGTCATCATACCCATTGATGATATGAGTATAAATTTTATCTGTGGATAGAAATTCTGTTTTTTCTTTATCCACTTTTTGTGCTTGTTTTGTATCACAATACTTACATTTTAAATTGCATCCTTGAAGTCTGATAAAAGTACAAAGTGATCCTTGACCTAGAATAGACACTTCTCCATTTATACCTGCATAGATTGAATTAATGAACATGATCATTCTCCTTTTTCTATTTTTGAAGATAATATAGATAACATTCCTTTTTTATCCAAACAAGCTCGACTTGAAGGAGTTTCCCATAAAGTAATTTTGTCAATTCCTTTTAAATGAGCATCAAACATTAATGTTTCCCATATCCATATTAAAATATTTTCTGCTGTAGGATTTTTAATAATATCATTAATAGTGTTATGATCAAATATGTTAATTACATATTCCGTCACTATCTTTTTTAATTTAGAAAAATCTATAACCATTCCTGTTTTACCATCAATTCGTTTAGTTATTTCTACTTCTAAAGACCATTCATGACCATGCCAACGTTCACAAGGGCCATTATATTCAGGCAATCTATGAGCGGCTGCAAATGTAAATAATTTACCCACAGAAATGAAGGGTTGTTTTTGTGTTTCATAATGAAAATGACTATGACAACCAACACATAAAGGTTCAAGATTAGAAGGAAGAAAATTATCATGATCTTCATCAATATGGTGTATATTTATTTTTTTCTTACTTCCGCATCTTTTACAAACTGACACATCTTCATATTGAGAAAGGTAATCAACATATTTATTTTTTGCTAAAAATAAAGGCTCATGAATATCAGGTTTCCAATTAGGGTGGGCTTCTCCACAAACATCTTCCATACCATTAATTCTATTTTCATACTTGCCCTCATCCCATAATTTTGTAACAGATTTTTTAATTTTTTCTTTTACCTCTTTTCTTTTAGCAGGATTATTTTCTCCCATTTTTTTACCTTTTTGTGCTTTAGATAACTTATTAGAATATTCTGTGGAAGATATGGGAGCATTGAAAAATTTATTTTTATATTCCAAAATAGTTAATCCATGTTTTTTTAAATGTTTATGACTAATAATGGAATATAATTTATTGCATACTTTACATTCTATCATGGCAATCTCCTTCATGTTGAGGTAAATAATGAGCCGCTTCAAATGTAAAAATTCTTGTAATTGAAATCATATTTTCTCCTTTATGTGTCTTTTAATGAAATATATAAATATAAAATTACCCCGATTAACAAAGCCAACAAATCCGATAATTCAAATCCAAACATTAGCATCCTCCTATTTCAAAATATATGATGCACTTAAATCAGCTATGGCAATTAAGGAAACTAATTTAGATTCTCTGAATGCTTGTTTTTGAGGATATCCATAAGGATAGGGAAAATGAACTGCTGTATCAAATCCCCCAAGATGCCATCTTATAGCTAAAGCTTCTTCTTCTGTCAATTGCATAAATTTGGTTATCATATAAATAGATTTTTCACCATGACCAAGAGGCAATTGATCTTGTACTTCCCATACAATCACTTCATGCCATTGTCCATCTATTTTTTTATTTCGTGTTCCTTTTACATACATATTCATCTTGCATACATCATGAAATAATGCACATATAGCAATGGTCTCCGCACTATATTCAAGTGAGAATACAGAATTTAACTCTTTTGCTACATCGTAAACGGAAAGACTGTGCAGAACTAATCCGCCTTCTTCAGAATCATGATACATTGTAGATGCAGGTGCTGTGAAAAAATCATTTGCTTCTAAATAACCCAGCAAAGTATCAATGCCTTCTCTTTCAATTATGTGGGCTTCTTCCATAAAACTTTTTTTCAATTTTTTCAAATTCATGATCTTCTCCTTCTTTTTCAAGATTGTTTAATGATCCATCCATGGTCCATTAGCATATTTTCTATATGATTTTTCTTCTGCTTTTTCCCAAATACATTCAATACTGAACTCTCCATTTTCTTGGCATTTCTTTGCATAGATCAATTCACTGTTTGGATACATTGTAGCTACTAACGGAATAATTCCAATTGTAACAGGAGCTTCGCTTCTGTCCATTAAGAAAAAATGTTTATGATCTGCATTACCAGGTTCTGATAAACTTATTCGATGTTCATACAAATCACGATGAGGTAAATAATAGATCATATATCCATGAGGTTTGAGGACACGGAAACTTTCTCTGATTCCTTGTTCTACACAAACAAGATGTTCCAAACAATGACTTGAATAAACAAAATCAAATGTATTGTCAGGAAATGGAAGAAAACGAGCATCATTGCCATAGTGAAGATCAATACTCGCAATATCAGGGAATAGAGGATCATCACCTGCTCCAATATCTAATCCTCTGCCTACACAATATTTGCTGAAAAAATCTTCACTATTTCTGCGGGTTTTTGCCTTAATTGTTTCAATCATGGTTCCTCCCTTTTAAATTTAAAATTTAATACCATCATATTTTTTGATGCTTTGCATTTTGTCGGGCTTTTAGAAAAAGGAGCAAGTTTTTGTAAATTTCCATCACCTGAAAAACATTTATGGTTTGTATTAAGCGGACATGATGTAAAATTGCATTTAATCATAAATCACTCCTTCTTCATGTATATGTCATAAATATAAATTTTGTTCTTGGAATCCACTTTGTAATAAGCGGTACCATTTTCAGTTTCACTAATAAACAAAGGTTTAAAACATAATCTCAATTTATCAAAGATGGTTACTTTTGAAATTTTTATGTATTTTGACCAAGTATCACTCGCATCTTTCATAATTTATTCCTTTAATTACTAAAGTCCGCTTGTTCATCGTGGAGATATTTTTCTTCTTCCCAAGTCTTGCATCGTACAAAAGGAATATCTTCCCAAATGTTATTTTCTCTATTCCAGAATTGTAATACTGGTTCTGTCCATCTTCCATTTTCATCACACATAGTAAACCATCTTAATTTCATAATTTATTCCTTTCTCCTTTTACTTCTGCCATATCCACAGAAATCATTTTACCATCTACTTTAGCTACCCAGTTATGAGGACCACAACAATTGGGATTGAATTGCAGTATTTCTATTTTCCCATATTTCTTTGTGATATAATCCCAAACTACAGCAGAACCGTCATTGGGTCTTTTTTGATATAATACAGACATGATTTTTCTCCTTTAAATTAATGCTTTGCAAGCATCTAAAATATTTAATGGTGTAGGTTCTTGCTTAAATGTTTGTTGAAAATAAACTGGATTCTTTTTCATATAGTTGATGAATCCTTCTTTTGTATTTCTTTTAGCAAATTCTGTTTTTTTAGGGGTGTAGCCAGATTTTCGTTTTTTCTTATAAGGTAGAGTTTTATAATATTTTAATGATCTGTCACGGCAACAGGTTTTGCAGATTGTATAAAAACCGCCTATTTTTCTTCTATAAAAATTCTCCTCATTTTGTTCATATTCTTTTTTACATTTTCCAGTGCATCGCACAAGCATAATTACCTCCTCATTAAATGACTGTCCATGCAGAATTGCCCCGTTTCCAATTGTTGCAGTAAACAAGCAAACACACTCTCATCTATTTCCTTATGTCTATGGACTAATCCATTTACACGAATTATTTTAGATCGTTTTTCGTCCTTTGTTTGATTAAGTCCTAAAAATAAATCAACATGACCAAGTTTACCAATCCATTCAGCAAGATCATCCTGACTCATGTCACTTTTATAAATAGAACCTCTAGTTCCTTGACTTGCTGTAAACACAATGCAATGTTTTTCTGCCGCCATCGATGCGAGCATTTTCCAAATATCATCAATGTCATCTAACTTTTTTCCTTTAGATGAATCGGGTTTAAGAATGTCCGCATAGTCTACAATGATTACATCGGGTATAAATTCATCATGCTGTTCAAGAATATATAAATCTCTCCGTATATCTGAAATGCTTGCTGTGAATCTTGGATAACTGATTACTCGGAGATTGTCTCCGTACATTCTTGAAAGTGCTGATAATTGTTTTCTAGTTGAGGAAAAAGAAAACTGCGGAATCTCTATTGTTTCATACCATGTTTCTAATCTATAATCCATAATCATGTTCGTTCTACAATAAGAACATGGTCGATATTCCATATCAAGATCAAAGTCTGGTTTCTCTCCGTTAGCAGTTCTTAACGTGATTTGATTTGCTCGTTCAGGACGTTCACATTCCCCTGTTTGATTTAGCTCACAATCAAAAACAGGATACAAGAAAACATCTTCTCCTGATTTAGAACCGAATCCTGTGACTCGTTTATAAAGTCTTTCTTTGATGTTTTTCTTTTTCATTTCCAATGAAATGAATACAACCTTTAATCGTTGAAAGATTGCTCTGACGGCCATTTCTTGAAGAAACCATGTTTTTCCTTTTTTGAACGGTGCTAGTACAGCAATAAACCAATCTCGTTCTATCGGTCCCATGACTTGTCCTAGTGCTCCAGGTAATAAAAAAATACCTGTGTCAGTATCATCAAAAACTTCCATCACTTCGCTTGCTTCAAAAGGATTAAACCATCCTGAAACTTGATAAGCAATCTTTTTAAATTTTGTGAATTGTTCTTCCGCCTCTTCAACTTTGCCTACTTTGAGTAGCTTGCTGGCTTTGTCCACTCTTATTTCTAATTCCCTTTGCTTGAAATAATTAAAAGCATTGTCACGAATATAATCGGAATTTATTCCCTGATCTTCCACATATTGCTTATTCAGTTTAGACAGAAATGTTCCGATGATTTCTTTATCTTCAGAAGTCATTCCTAACTCTGATTCCATATTAAAAATATCTTTGATATGTATTCCAGGAGCTTTCTTGTACTGCTTGAAATAATCAACACACCAGAAACAAATGATCTTTGCAAAGGAATTTCGTAAATACTCTTTATCAAATAAAGGCAAAACTTCCGATAAAAATTTAGTAGAAATAATCATTGCGGTGGTGATTTGATTTTCAATAGTTGAATCTATCTCTTTGATTGTCACTTTAGACATGCTATTCTCCCTCTCAACGATTCGATTTACCGCATTTTTTCATTGATTGTGTCTCATCATCTGTTCTTTTCGTAGAAAAGACGGGAGCCGCTCATTAAACGTCTTTTCAGATTTCAACCAAGAAGTATTGAATGATGAAAACATAATATCATTCTCCCGTAATACTTTATCCATTGCTCTTGTAAGCTGTACAGATAGAAAAGCAATAGGATCGGTTTGACTATACATTGTTTTCCAATTTTCAATGTTTAATACATTTTTATTCTTTTCATAAAACTTGGCTATTTCTTTTGTGGCATAAACAATATCGTTTCTGTTTCGTAACGAATATTTTCCACCGTCTCTGTTTCCGAATGTTTTCTTATACCAATCAGCAATGATTTTTGAAGCATGAGGATAATCATCTTTAGCTCCATAAATCTTTGATTCTGATATTTGTTTTGGTTTTTCTAATAAGAATTGCAAAAATACACTTTTTCGTTTTTCTTCAGGACAAGGTCTGTCAGTAAGAAAGAAATCCATAAATTTCAATTCTTGCAAGAATGTTTTCTTTGATGGTTCATAATCTGAATTGTATGCCGCTAAACAATAATTGTCAATTGCTCGTTTGATTTCTTCCATTGAGAATTTTCGATTGTGATTTGATTTATCGGTAAATGAATTGAACAAAGTACCTTTAAGCAAAGATTTGATTCTGTCTATTAAACAGGCATAAGCTTTTGTGCCTTCTCTGTGAACTGTCAATCCTTTACTTCTCCAATAATCAAGAATTGTATCTATCTCAAAAGTAGTAGTGCGGACTAATTTTGCTTTTTTGATCTGCTCCCGCTTCTCCTGATTTTTAGCAAGAGTTTCTTTGATTCCTTTTTTGATGTATTCCTTTCTGCTGTTTTTCTTGATTATAGGTTTGATTTTTTTACAAGCACTTTCGGAGAAAGTGCTAGAACACGAAGTGTTGAAACGTAGGTTATTATATTGTTTATTATTAGCTGTGTGATCCACACAGGCTAGCTTGTGTGATTTACACAAACAAGATGTGAAGGTTTTAGCTTTCTGATGGAATAATAAAAACATTGCTAAAGAATTGATTTTATAATATTTTTTAGCTGGTTGTCCTGCTATCTTTGTTGTTACTAAACCGAGAGTTGTTAATTTTTCTAATGCAGTATCTTGTTTTTCTCTGGTAAGGTTTGTTTCTTCCTCAATTTCTGCTCTAGTTTGGTAAAAGAATCCATCTTCTGTCAACAATTTTTCTTTTTTAAACCAGTTATATTTGAATTGAAGATATTGCAAAAGCATACAAGGATAGATTCCTAATATCTTATTTCTCTTTTTTGGTAGGATAGTATAATGGTCAGAAGCCATATCAGAATTATTTATTTCTTCAATTTCTTCTTCGGATAATGTTATATCAATATCAACATCAATCATTTGTAAAACCTTCAATTGTTTTTCGGTTAATTTTAAAATATTTTTTTGCAGGCATGCCTTTGTATTTTATTTCTATGAAATTATGATTTTTTAATTTTTTGGAAAAATTTCTAATTTGAAATGGGGATAATTGAAGATCATCTATTTGTTCTTTATTCAGAATAAAAAATCCATCTTCTGATAATTTATTTTCTTTTTTATAATTTCTTTCTATGGAAATCAATGCTCCTAATAAAGCAGTTGCTTTAGGTCCTATTAATCGGGCTATGGGTAAAATATAAATAATACTAGGACCACTACCATGATAAGCATAATAGCTTTGTTCATAAGGTTTCATTTTGGAAATTTCTTCCAAAGATATTTTGGAAATTTCTTTTTGTGTTTTTTCTATTTTATCTAATTCTTCATCAATGTTCATGATTGTACTCCTTTTCTTTCTGATTGCAAAATCAAAACAGGTTTACTGCTTTGATATGGAAAGCGAATTGAAAAATTACTTGACAATTAAATTTTCAAAAAGTCAAGAAAATTTCCATGAAGGATTAATTCATTTTAGATTTTTTTGTTGGAGATTCTTTTACGGCTTTCTCTACGAGAGAATGGGCTTTGAATAATTCTTCAACACAATCTACCACATTGCCTCCATTAACCCCGTTGAGTATAGCTACTAATATAGAAGTTATTTGGGCACATAAATCATTGTTCTTGTATAATGATTTTGAACAGACCTCATGAAGTAAAGAAGCTATTTCAAAAGTGTCTGTGGCTATTTGGAGATTCTCATGTTTATTTTCTTTTAAATGATCTAGGATTTTGCCTCTTTCTTCTTCCATATCTTCTAACATCTCTTTAATAACATCCCGCATTTCATCTGTTTCCATATCCTTCATAATAATTTCTTTAAACATTTGCCACCTCCTTTTGTTCTAAATGAAGTTTGATAGTCTTTGCAATGGCATCAGAACAAGACAATGATTTGGTATTATCATCGATTGTGATTGCCCAATGACAAGATATGCTCATCAACTGTTTGATAATTTGTTTTACATCAACTCCTGACCGTAATGCCAATGAAATTAATCTTCCGATTGCTTCAATTTGAGAAGAGGCACATCCACCTGCTTTTCCCATAGAAGCAAATACTTCAAAGACATTGTTTTCATCTTCATTTATGGTTACATACATGGTACCACATCCTGTTCGTACTGAATAAGTTGATCCTGGTAATGTTTGTGGTCTTGCTTTTTTCATACTTTCTCCTTTTTAATTGCTTTTTCAACTAATGCCATCCATGTATTATCAAAATCATGATCTGTGAAATCTTTAAATTCAGGTTGAGTTCTCATCCAATTACGAATCTGCATACCTTCATTGAAGTGAATAGGATAAGGTACTTTATCACCACTTTTTGTTTTGAGTATAAAAACAGGGGAAACTGTGCCTTTTAAAAATTTACATAATCGAAAAAATCGGATTCCTTTCGGTCCTAACCATTTTGTAAATTCTTCGATAAGTAGAGGTGTCATCATTTTAGTTTTCTCCGAAATTAAAGCAAATAACTTTGCTTCAAAGGTAGCAAAATCCATTTCTTCTATTATCAATTTTGATTCTGTCATAGACCAATCTCCTTTCTCAATGCTCTTACATCATCATCAGTTAATTTATCTGGGTCACCCTCACTCAATTCAATGACTTTCACCTCTTTCACAATAGCAGACAAGTCAGATGCAAGCTTATAAGAAATATGTGTGGCATCCGCGTCATATAAGACAAATACTCGCTTTAAATTCTTGAATAATCTGATTTGTTCATGCGTGTACTGATTACCGAAAGTTGCTACGGCACCGTCACCGATTCTCCATGCATCAAAAATTCCTTCAACAACAACAGCTTTGTCTTGAATAACGGAATCAATATTATATAAGCTTTTCTTTGGATCTCTTATGCAGAATTTTTCACTAGAATTTTTATACGGTAGAATCGATTTTCCCGTTATATCTCTGCCTACAAAAGATAGTATTCGATTATTCATAAAAACAGGTATGATGATTCTGAATCGAAAATCACTAATCGGTCCAGCCGCCAATAAACCATATTTACTGATTACTATATCAGGATCATATTTCCGTTTGATTAGAAAATCTCTGTATTCTTTCGGAAAGTCTTTTAAGATATTTGAGGGCAATTTCAGTTTCGTTTGATAGTGTTTTTCTGTCGGAACATAAACTTCTCCACTAAATTCTTTTGCTATCTGAAATGCTCCTCGAAAATCAACTCCATCAATCTCTTGAATTAATCTGTAAAAATTTCCTTTTTCGGCACATTTATAGCAAGTGAATACTTTGGATGTTAAATTGATTCCAAGATGATTTGCATGATCTATGCAGAACAAGCAATTGATTGAGGTCCAGCCCCTAGAGACATTATCTCCATGATCTTTATGCCAAATGTTTCTACTGTCTAAATATCTGATTGCATCAAATTCCCTAAGGATTGCATTGAAGTCTGGTTTCATATCCATTCCATATCAGAATATAAACTGAATCTTTCTCCGAAATGACTTATCAAATAATGATGAGAAGGATCAAAAAAGTCATAGATAATCAATTCGGTTTTGTTTTCTGTTTTTCTCAATCCTCGACCGATCACTTGCAAAGTATTCAGTTCAGATTTACCACCAGCCGCATTTATGATTACATTCAATTCCGGAATGTTCACTCCTTCTTTCCAAACAGAAGTGCAAATGACACATTTTAAATGTTTGCTGTTTAAAAGTTTTTTGGCATCCATTCTTGTTTCAGAATCGGTTTCCCCGTGAATAAATTCGATTTCAAGATTTCGTTTGTCACCAAGACTTTTGAGCAAATGTCCATGATCAATTTTATTCACAACGATTAAAACGGACTCATTCTTTTCTTGATGCTCTTGGACAATATCAATGATGATTCTGTTTCGTTCTAAACGTCTAACAATTCCCCATTCATATACATCGGAATATTTTCTCAATTGCTTTACATTTTCAGATACGGGAATCTTTTTAATTCTGATAATAGGTTTTGCCATATATCCCTGATCCTCTGCTTCCTTGATTGTAAATTCTTCTAAAATAGGTCCGATTAAAGCTTCCATTGCCATCTTTGATTCAAGCTTATCCGGCATTGTAGCAGTTAATCCTAAACGAATTGGTGCAAAGATTTTCTTGAATATCCAACCGTATTCTCCGATTTCTTTTTCAGAACGATCAAGATATGGAAAAGCAGAAAGATGGTGAGCTTCATCTAAAACAATCATGTCATATTCAGTTCCCCATTCTTCTGCATGTTCTCTGAAAGTCTGTCTTGTAGCAGATGTAAAGAATCTTCCGAGTTGCAAATTACTGTCTCCGACTCTGCCGACATTTTCTGAACCAAACCATTTCTCTGCTTCATCTGCTGTTTGATGCATCAAGTCTTTTGTATGGCATAGCCAAAGAACATTTCCTAATCCATCTAAACAAGAAATGACATAAAGCCCCAATATTGTTTTTCCGGTACCTGTCGGAGCTTTTAATATTCCCCGTTCTAGTTCAATGACTTTTTCAACCATTTCAATTTGAAATGATCGTGCATCAATACCCATAGGTAGCTTAGGTTCTTTGTAAGTTAAGCCATACGTTTCAACATCCTCGTGTAACGGAATATTATTCTTGATGCAAAATTCTCTCACTCTTGGAATGAATCCTGTGTAGAAGAACCATCCTTCTTTATCATGTCCGATGAAAGTTCTTTTCATAAATTCTTCCCGCTTTTTCTTAAACGGAGATTGTCTGTAATATACAGCAGGATATGATAAATGATCTTTAACCACTTTGTAAAGTGGCGGAGACATTTTGCTTTCTATCGGATCTAAAAATTTAATCCAAAATTCAGACATAGATTTCCCCTCTCTTTTTAGTATAACAGATTTTTGTTAAAAATGTTCAGCGGATTTAAACTGAATATTCTATGTCCAGCAATTGTCTAGCCAAACTTTCGTTGATGCGTTTGATCTTTGTGTTTGACCATCCTAATCTCTGTTTGAGAATTTTCTTAAGGGCTGTTTTCTTCAGTTTGCCATTTACAAGAAACATTTCTTCTGGCAAATTTAAGATTGCTTCAGCCACGATTCTGCATTCTTTGGATAAAGAATTTTTCAGATTATCTTTTTCAATTAAAAGAGTTTCTGGATTAGTAGAATGCATTTCGGAAACTTCTTGGAGAATATTAGGATCATAAATATCCACTTCATAGCTCCAAAAAATGTAAGCGGCATCTTCCACATTCTCTCTTTTTCCTAACATGAAGCCCTCCTACTTCTTGATTATCTTTTTGATAGGTTTAGGAATTTCTGACACTTTCACTTTCTTGTGCAAGATCATTTTGGGTTTAGGTTTTTCCTCAGGTTGTTTCTTGTGCAGAATGATTTTAGGTTTTGGTTTTTCCGGTACCTTTTCATCACTCTCTTTTTTCTTGACAATAGGTTTCGGAGCAGTTCCATTTAATCTGGCTTTTCTCCCCATAAATCTCCTGATTTCCATAATAACTTGTTTTTGACGGCATTTAGCACAATCAGGATATCCTCGTGATTGTCTGGCAGAACATACAGTTAAGTCCAACCAAGCATTTGTATTATCGCACCAGAATGTATGATGAGCTTCAAAACCATCATCACACATTTCTTTGTCCAAAGAAACAACTCTTTGAACATGGTTGCAAAATCTTTCAGTTTTTCCGAATCTGGTCGGAGATTCTTGGAAAAATGAACAATACAGACATTTCATAGCCAACACCTCTCTTTCTCTTTCTCTTTTCAATTTTGATTTGTTAAGGGTTTAGGATTTGTTTCTTGCCAGTTCCCGCTCTTTTGATTCTTCTTCTTCAACAAGTTTCACAATTGCCATTCTTGCAAGAGTACCATCGCCTACTGATAATCTTTGGCATTGCTTCTGAAATCTCTTGTTAAGGGCATCCGGTAAACGTACCCAAAGCATTCTGTCTTTGATCTTTTCAACTTTTGGTGTCAATGTTTTCTTTTTCAGCATTATCTTTCCTCCTTTCCGTTTATAGTTTTAAAACATAGAAGAAATCGGTATAAAGAAAACCGATTGCTTGCGAAACATAAAGATTTTCCCGAACTTTCATCAATTTCTTTGTATCAGAAACAATCTGATTCACCGATTTTTTGTGAGCTATTACCGCTTTTTCGAGAAGTGTGGAAATTTCTTGGATCTCTCTCCAAAGCTCTCCGTCCATGTAAGTTCGTAAACGAGTTGCCGACAAGAGTTCTACAGCCTCTTTTTCATATTTTTCGGGAGTTCTCTTGTGTAAAATTTTCTCAGGTTTTTTGTAAGAATTTCTGACGTTTTTCATTTTGCTTGTTCTCCAAAATGATTGTGGTAATGTGATTAGGTACAAAAGTGTTTGTTTTCCTTCCCCAATCAAAAGTTTGTCTTAACGGATTTATTTTAACTTCTACTTCTTTAAATGTTTCCTGAGGTACTATGTCAATTAAGGAAATGAACATCTTTGATTCTTTGGCTACTTTTTTGATGCGTTTGAAAATTTTTAACCATGTAGTTTCAGTACAGGGGTAAATGGTGTATTTAGTCATAGAAACCTCATTGTTTTTGTAGTTGTTAGTCATACTTTTGTCAAGCTTTTTTCCAGCTTTTTCTAGGTTATTTTAAAATAAATTGTGGACTTCTTGCAGATATATTTCGGCTTCTTCTCTTGTAGGAAAATCACCGAAAACAAAAGCATTGTCCTTGTTATACCATCCACTGACTCTGAAAGATCCGTCAATGTTCTCATTGATGGAAAATTCCTTCATCTTTTGCAAGACCACACTTTTCGTATGATCTTTGTTCCATGCAACTTTGATCTTTCCCATAATTTTCTTTCTCCTTTTCTCTTTGTATTTGCTGATAATGTTTTAAATGGAAATCAGCAGAATCCATCTTTTTTACGGTTAGCTTCAATTAACTCTTGCCTGTTCTTGATCGTGTCCATTTGATTAGCCATATCGACACGAACAAGCTCCTCGAAAATCTTGTAAAAGTTTTTCTGTTCTTCCGTTTGTCCGTAATAATTTGGAATTTCGGAAATTGTTATAACATTTCCTCCTACATCTTTTACCAAATCAAATCGTTTGTAATCGTAGATATAGCGATTCAATCCGAACAAAAGAACCCTGTATCTCGGAATTACAGTTTTAGGCCATGACGGTCTCCAAAATTTATTTAGGTCGTTATCGGGACTTTTCTCCATACTCTCTTTCTCCTTTCAATTGAAATTTATTCAAAAATTGCAAAGCTTTTCCATGAAAAACTTTACCCTTCCTATACAACTTCTCAAACTTATCCACGGCCCATGCACTTGACAAGCCATAGGTATACCTTTTGGTACTGTTTTCATTGACAATAAATATTGTCACTTCAAATACTCCGCTTTCGTTTCTAATTGTGGATTCGTGAATGATATGCATTTGGTTCACTTTTTTCTGACTAGAACGGCAGTTGCTAGAGGCGGCATAGCATTAAGCATTAGCCCCACTCCGATGCTTTGCAATTCTAATCCTTTTGGTACCAACGGTTGACCTACGATGTAGCCATCGTACCATCTTTCGTTAATTATAATTCCACCATTGTAATTATAACTAACTGGGTACTTGACTTCATCACCTTCTTTGCCTTTGATGCTCGGGGATTCAACAAGATAATGTTTGATATGCCTTCGTTTCATAGATCCTCCTTAATTTTTTAGTCATATATTTAATACATTCAATATCATTATCCCTAAAAAATTCAAGGGATTCGTCATCTATAGAATCATTGACGTTTCCCAATTTCGGAGAATTTCCGCAACCACATAATTTCACATCTCCGTTAGGAGAAATGTGAGTATCTTGGCATATACAATTTGCCTCATCTTGCCAAACACCCGATCGAATTGCCCTGCCTGATTTAACAATGCCACTGTGATTCATTGTAACGTCCCTGATTTGATAGTTGTGTTGGAAATTAAAACTGGTACATTTACTTCTTTCTTTCCACAAAGCAACTATCCTATCATCTATTGGTGAATGAAAATAATCAAGAGACAAAGCAACCGACAATTTGTTGTCTTGATAAATTGCATTATCTGGAAAACATTCACACCAATCGGGATTTCCACAAGTGCAATAATCTTTCCGTGAAAATGATTCAATGTCACAATTATCCATAATGTTGGCTAGTCTATACATGACTTTTGTTTTACTGCCGTTAGTAGCCATCCAAACATAGTCAAAGTCATCCAGACAAATTTTCAATATATCAAAGAATCTAGGATGCAAAGTAGGTTCACCACCACCTATAGTCATTGTTCCATTATCACGATCACGCATAAATTGGATTGCATTAACGAAAGTTTCCCATTCCATATGCATTCCTTTTCGATTGCACGAAAAACCACAATGTCGGCAATTCATGTTGCATTTACTGGTGATTTGCAAATACATTTTCTCTCTCCTTTCTCTCTCTATTTCACCGACTTGGGACGGTGATTGTGCATTACACCGACTTTCGTCGGTGCCCTCTGCTATGTAAACCAATTAAAAGATTCGGAACCACATGGACATTTAAACTTTCTACACCATTTTTGCTTTGTTACGTTGTAGGATTTTTGACTTCTTCTGGCACAAAGAAAACATACACAATTGACTTTTCGGATTTCATCGTTGGATTTTTTCATGAAGTCTCTCCTCACTTAACATATTCTTCAGAAAAGTCCATTGAT